GTGGATGAAGGAAACTAATGGGTCAATAGAGAAAGATCATAAACTTATGAAGAAGTATCTAAATGACCCCGATAATAAATATTTTAGAACAACTCCAACGAGGGTTTAATTATGTGGTTATACGCATTTGGCGTCTTAGGGCGCACACAAAGAGACTATCCAGTCTTAAATCAAAAAGTATTCTTCTCGGCACGTAATGTCACCTAATGGCGATTAACACGTATGCCACCCTCCAGACTGCGGTGGCAAACTGGTTAGACCGATCTGATCTAACCGATAGGATACCAGAGTTTATTGCTCTAGCGGAGGCCCGGATGAACCGGACTCTCCGCTTGGCAATAATGCTGAATGTAGATGAGACTACATTAGGGGGAGCCGCTACATTGGTTAGCGGTACTAGGGATTATGCCTTACCCTCTGGCTATCTTCAGATGGTGGACTTCCATTTAAGGACAAGTCCAATCACTACGTTATCCTACCTCACACCTGAGAATATGAACAGGATGTGGGCTGGAAGTCAGGGTGGTAGGCCATTGGCATACACAATCTTTTCAGATAACGCCAGCGGAACTCCGGTAAAGAAGGTGCGCCTTGGCCCATCGCCAGATAGTGGTTATGATTATTCCATAATGTTTTATAAGAAGATTGATGCTCTATCTGACTCTAATACTACAGAGCAGATGCTGACAGACAATCCAGATGTATATTTATATGGGGCATTACTAGAGGCAGAGCCATTCTTAATGAATGATCAGCGTGTTCAGTTATGGGCTACTGCTTTTCAAGAATCTCTTAGGGCTTTACAAGAACAAGATAATAAAGACCGTCATTCCGGTAGCGCAATGAGGGTGATGAACACTACAGGGTATCCATAATGGCATTAGATAGCGCAAATTATATTGATGAATTATCAATAACTGATCCGACAGCCACTGATCCGGTATCTGAGGGCGATGACCAAATTCGCACAGTCAAGCGAGCGGTCAAGCAAAGTTTCCCCTCAGTAGATATCGCGGTCAATGCAATTCACACATCATCGTCTGCTCCTACAGTTTCTCTTGCTGAAGGCTTGGTATGGATTGACACCTCTGCTGGAGCGGGGAATCATGTCGCAAAGATATATGATGGTTCCTCATTTATTGTTTTACCGTTTAGTGTAGAGACTGCTCAAACTGTAGATATCAATGGCGGAACAATTGATGGAACAGTTATTGGAGGGGCAACCCCTGCTGCTATTTCCGGTACTACATTGGACGCAAGTACCAGTCTGGTTTTAGCCACTGGCGCTACAGTAACCGGAATAGATAACGCTACTGTAGGCACTGGAAGTGCTACTCTTCTGGCAACCCAAGGAGCAATAAAAACCTATGTCGATGCAACAGTTACTGGTGAAGACCTTGATATCACTACTGACAGCGGCACTATCGACATTGATCTGGATTCAGAAACGCTTACTGTTGCTGGTGGCGCTGGTCTTGACACAGCAGCGACTGGCACGACGGTTACTGTCAAAGTTACGGACGGGGGAGTAACCAACGCTAAGTTAGCGGATATGGCGGCTAACACTGTTAAGGTGAGAAATGCTAACTCATCTGGTGTGCCTTCTGATGTCGCTCTAGCAACCACTGAAATCCTAATCGGAGACGGTACAGGATTCACTGCGGCTGCATTGTCTGGTGATACCACTATGACAAATGCTGGAGTGGTCACAGTAGCCAAGATACAGGGTGAGGATGTAAGTTCCACTGCTGCCGCAAATGACCAATACTTAAAATATTCTAGCGCATCCTCAGAGTGGCAGAAGGTGAATATAGTTGGCGATGATAAACTCACCACCAAAGGTGACTTGCTCGTATACAACACGGTAGACTCTGAAACCAGACTGCCGGTTGGAACTAATGATTATTCATTGCTTGCTGATTCTGGAGCCACCAACGGTGTGGCTTGGAAACAGATTGTTAACGCATCTGTAGATGCTTCAGCAGCAATAGATGCAACAAAGATAGCAGACGGAAGTGTAACCAGTACTGAGTTTCAGTACATAAATACTTTAAGTTCTAATGCCCAAACGCAAATAGATACCAAAGGCGCAACCGCTGGTAGCAGCAGCATTGTAACTGTTGGTACGGTTACTGCTGGAACATGGGAAGCAACAGATGTTGCGATTTTACATGGTGGAACCGGAGCATCAACAGATTCCGCCGCTAGAACAAACCTTGGTGTTGCTATTGGTTCAGACGTTCAGGCTTATGACGCTGACACTGCAAAACTGGATGTAGACCAAGCGTGGAGTGGTTCCCAAAGAGGAACTCCACAAACCATTACTCAAGGTACGTTGATAGACTTGGATGCAGGAAATAACTTCCTGTGGACTCCAGCAGCGGCAGATGAATTATCTTTCGCCAATGAAACTACAGGTCAGTCAGGGTTCATCAAACTAATCAATCCCTCTGCCTATGTCATTACCAAAGGCTTAGAGGTAAAAGCCTCTGCCACATTCCTTGCGGATGTTACAGTAGCAGGAACCTATCTGGTTACTTATTTTTGTGACGGAACCAACGTATACGTTTCCGCTTCTGCTGCGCTTTCCTAATGACAGTACTCCAATCAGGTCTTGCTAAATCCTTAGCAGCAGCCTACACCATTGATCAATCTCTGCGGTTTGATGATGGTGATTCTGCTTATTTGAGTAGAACTTTTGGTGCTAGCAACCGAAAAACTTTTACTTTAAGTTTTTGGACTAAAAGATGCTCATTTGATACTGGGGATGATCAGATGTATTTTGCAGGTGGTCTTTCCGGGCAACCAAGATTTATGATTGGTTTTGGCACCTTGTCTCCTCAAAGATTTAGAGTTGGGTTTAATCCTGATGGTAGTGGTTGGAATACGCTTGACACCACAGCCTTTTATAGAGATCCAGGGGCTTGGCTCCACATAGTGGTTGCTGTGGATACTACTCAAGCAATAGCCTCAAACAGAACGAAACTTTATATTAATGGTGAGCAAGTAACAGCTTTTGATAATGAATCTTATGTCGATCAAGATGTAGACTTACCTGTAAATTCAGCTATGGAACATAGGATTGGTGCAAATGCGTATTCGGATTATATGTATCTAAATTCTTATTTAGCAGAATACTATTTCATAGATGGAACCGCTTACGATGCTGATGATTTCGGAGAAACCGATGACACCACTAACCAGTGGAAGCCTATTGACGCATCTGGTCTGACATTCGGTACTAACGGTTTCTACCAGAAGTACGGAAGCGCTACTGGGCACACTTCTTTCACTTCAGTTGGATCAACTACTTGGACAGCCCCCGAAGGAGTCACTTCTGTTGATTATTTAGTTGTTGGTGGAGGCGGTGGGGGAGGAGATAGATCAGGAGGCGGTGGTGGTGCAGGTGGTTTTAGAACCGGAACCTTAACAGTGGTGGGCGGTACTTCTTATACAGTTACTGTTGGAGCAGGCGGTGCAGGAAGTACAGATTTTTCAAATGGTTCGGATGGATCAGATTCTGTTTTCTCCACAATAACTTCAACCGGGGGTGGTGGTGGTTCAGCTGCATCTGACTCTGGTGGTGATGGTGGCTCCGGTGGTGGTGGTGGTAATACATCTGCACATGATAACGGAGGCAGCGGTAATACACCTTCTACTACTCCATCACAAGGTAGTGATGGTGGCTACGGAAACGATGCTCCCGGTTCAATAGAAGCAGGTGGTGGCGGTGGTGGTGCAAGCGGTGCGGGTGGAAGCACTACTTCAAATACCGCTGGTAACGGTGGTGCTGGTACAGCAAATTCAATTACAGGTTCTTCTGTTACCTATGCTGGCGGTGGTGGTGGTAGTTCAAATACTGGTACGGATGGTAGTGGTGGTGCTGGGGGTGGTGGTGCTGGTGATGGAAGTGATGGAACTGCTAATACTGGTGGAGGTGGCGGTGCCGCAGCAGAACCAGAACGAATTGGTGGTGATGGTGGTTCCGGTATCGTCATAGTAAAGGCAGTTGCTGGTCAAGGATTTGGATTGGATA